AGGTGCAGGTAAGAACCCTACGACAGCGGCAGAGAAAGCTCGTAAGAAGTCGTTTAAAGCACGTCATGCTAAGAATATAGCTAAAGGTAAGATGTCAGCAGCTTATTGGGCTAACAAAAGTAAATGGTGATTAAATGTCTAATTTAGATTTCTCAGGGTTGTTCGGAGGTGGGGCGTTTGCTATAGACCCTACTAAGTTTAACTTCAGTGCTTACACTCCTGAACCAAAGAAAGAGGCTGTTGTAGACCCTATAGACGTCGTTAGCACTAATACGCCAACACCTGACGTAGAAGTCTTAGAAGGTGCAGGTACTGTAACTGTCACTAAACCTGACCCTGTTCAACAGGCTATTAATGATTTACAAGGTAAGGATTTAACACAGTCGTTAAATGTTAATCCTGTAGCTTCAGCGCCTACAACTGACCCAATTGAACAGGCTACACAGTCTGTTCAGCCTGCAGCGATTCCTAGTCTAAGTAATCTTGGAGGTATTAGCGGTTTTGATGTAACACAGTCTTCTGTAGATAAGTCGTTAAGTGATGCAGAAAAACAACAACAAGTACTTAATCCACTAATATCTGATATTGATAACTTTGGTCTTGACAATTTCTCAGTACAGGCTAACGATGGTTTTATTACTAAAGACCAGTTTGGTGAAATAAAAGACTTGATGGGTAGCGATGAGTTTGCTAATATACTTGATAAGTATAATTCAGGAATGAAGGATGCTTTTGGTGATGTGTACGACGGCAGTTTCCAAGGCTACGATGATAAACGTTCTGTACTAGATTCACTAGGTATTACTAATAGCTTTAAAGTATATACAGACGAGTTGGGCAGCTTTGACTTTATGGAGTACAACTCAGAGTCTGGTCAGTTTGAAAAGATTGAAGACAAAAGTAAAGAAGTAAACAAAACTAATCAGATTGTTAAAGGTGTGGCAGAGTCACTACCTATTATGGTAGTTACAGCAGGTGTAGGAAGTGCTTTAGCAAGTTCTTCAGCTATAGCAGGAATTGCAGGTGGTAATACGGCTGTTGCTAATGCTATTGGCAGTGGCTTGGCGAGTGGTCTTACTACAGCCGCTACAGGTGGTAATACAGAAGACATTCTATTAAACACTGCTTTGGGCGGCTTAGGAGGCTATACAGAAGGTGTAGCAGAAGCTCAAGAGTTAGCACAGGCTAATGTAGACAATCTTTCAGCTATCGCTAATAGCGGTGTTGCAGGTGAGTCTTTGATTGCACAATCTCAATTAGCTAACGCTACAGCTACTTTAAAAGAGATTAACGCAACTGCTGAGGTTGTTAACACTATTAATAATACAGTTGACTTAGTACAAGCTGTAGACGAAAAGAATGCGTTAGGTATTGTAAACAGTGCGTTAGCATTAGGTGGTTTGTCTTCTTCACAGACCTTGGCATCTGATAAGATTAAAGAGACTTTTGAAGAAGGTAGTTTTATAGTTGATAACGCTGATGTAATAGCATCTGTAGGTGTTGAGGCTGTTGCGACTATAGCTGAAGGCGGTGATGCAAAAGATGTATTACAAGACTCTGCTAACACTTTAGTTAAAGAAGTTGTACTAACTGATATGAATGTTAAGACGGCTGTTCAAAACACTATAGGTGGTAATGAGTTTGTAGACAACAATATTGATGCTATCACACAAGCTGTTAAGGCAGGTGGCATTGCATTAACTGACGGTAAGAATCGTGAAGAAACTATAAGAGATGCTTTTAATGCTTACAGAGAAAATGATGGTCAATTAACGCCAGAGTTAGAAGAAAGTGAAAGTCCAGACTTCTTTAAGAATATTGAAAAGTGGTATCACGAAAACATCGAAGACCCTTTAGAGGATTGGTGGCAAGAAATAGAACCTGTTCGTGAAATGTTTGAAGAGGCAGGTCAGGTAGTTGTAGATACAGTAGATGAGTATGTTGTACAACCTGTCACTAAAGTTGTTGAGAGTATTATTGAAGGTGCTGATGAAGCTGTAAGAGCTCTGCCTACAACCAAGGAAGATTGGCAAGCACTTGAAGATACTGTTAAAGAAGGTGCTAGTGATGCAGCAGAAGTTGTACGTGATACAGGAAGAGCAATTGAAGAGGGCTATGGAGTCGCTGAAGACTTTGTTAAGGAAGAGGTAGCACCTGCAATAAACGCAACTGGTAGAGCTATAAGAGAGGCTATTCCGGATGTTAACTTACCAGACGTAGATGTTGATTTACCAGATGTTGATTTAGACATCCCTTTGAGTGTTTCAGCTGACCCTGAAATAACAAAAGAACGTCGGGGCTTTTACTACGATGATAGTGACTTAGTTAGAAATCCTTTCTTGAGTAACCAACAACAAAGAATCAGAAGTTTAACTGATATGATTGCTTTTGAGAAAGAGCAAAAAGACAGACGAGCTAAGATATCAGCTGATGAAGAAAAGCGCAAGTTACGATATAAAAGTGTCTATGGGGTTAATCCTAACATAAAAGTAGAATATACTGGTTAAAACACTTGACATTTAAACAAAAACATGCTATAATATTACTATATAGTAAGGAATAAACAGATGACATATTTACAGTTGGTTAACAGCGTACTTCGTAAGTTAAGAGAAGATGAAGTAACAACCGTTAACGAAAACGATTATAGTAAACTTGTTGGTGATTTTGTTAATGACGCTGTAAAGTTCGTTGAAGCCTCTTGGGATTGGTCTTCATTACGAACAACCATTGACATAACAACTGTTAACAATACTAAGACATATTCATTAACTGACTTCGGTATACGTGGTGAATTAATGTCTTTGTACAACGTTACAGAAAAACAAGAGATACGACAACGTACAAAAGCTTACATTAAAGATAAGCATTACAAAGACCCTGATAACACTACAGGCAAACCACGTTACTTTGCATTCGACGGAACAGACGCTAACAACGATACACAAGTTACATTCTATCCTACACCTGATGATACGTATGTGTTAGAAGCTAATGTTGTGTTACGTGGTACAGACTTAACAGGCGATTCAGACAATACAAAGCTACCGACACAGCCGATTGTTCAACTAGCGTTTGCTTACGCTTTACGTGAACGTGGCGAAACAGGTGGTCAGAATGCAATGGAACAGACCGTTATAGCCAATCAAGACTTAGCCAATGCTATTGCTTTAGATGCAGGTAATAATGGCGGTGAGCTTGTATTTGACGTACTTTAGGAGATACAAATGGCAAAGCCACTACAAAGTATAGTTATACAAGCACCGGGCTTTTACGGCTTAAATACACAGGACAGCCCAACAGGTCTTACTGAACAGTTTGCTCTGACGGCTGAGAATTGTGTTATTGATAGATTTGGTCGAATAGGTGCTAGAAAGGGCTATCAGTTCTTAAACACAACAAGTGATGCTGTTGTTAGTATGCACGAGCATATCAATGCTGATAGCTCTTCAGAGCTTATTAGCGCAACAGCCTCAGCAATCTATAAAGGTGAAGAAACACTCACTGACATAACGCCTACGGGCTATATAGTTAGTGATGGACAGTACAACTATGCTACACTAAACAACATTACATACATCTTCCGTCAAGGTACAGACCCTTTGTATTATGACGGTACAACGTGTGATTTAGTTAGCAATCATCCTAACTACGCAGGTACTGTGCCACAAGGTAACATACCACTATCAGCCTTTGGTAGACTATGGGTAGCAGATGGTACAGTTGTATATTTCTCAGACTTGTTAATCGGTGCAGCTTGGAATACAGGCTCATCAGGTAGCATAGATGTTAGCAAGGTGTGGACAGGCGGTAGTGATGTTATTACTGGCTTAGCTACACACAACAACTTCTTGTTCATCTTCGGTAAGCGTCAGATAATTGTATACAGCGGTGCTTCAGACCCTGCAACAATGGAACTAGCAGATACAATAGTTGGTATAGGCTGTTTAGAACATAGAACAATACAAAACACAGGTAGTGATTTAATATTCCTATCAGAAACAGGTGTTCGCTCAATCAACCGTACAATACAAGAAAAGTCAGCGCCTATTGGTGATATGTCTAAGAATGTACGGAATGAGTTGGGCAGTTACTTGACAGCAGGCTATAGCTACGGTTCAGTCTATTCACCTGATGAAGCTTTCTACTTATTAAACATTCGTGGTGCAGGTGTTGTTTATGTATTCGATATGCGTGGCAACTTAGAAGACGGTTCAAGTCGTGTAACACGTTGGAATGCTATTAACCCGTTATGCTTGCTATACAGGACTGTAGAGAATGACGTACTGATTGGTAAAGAAACAGGCGTTACAAAATACACAGGGCATTTAGACGGTGTAGAGATAGATGGTGCAGGTGGTAGTGGCTATCAAATGTCCTACTTTACAAACTATTTAGACTTTGGAGCACCTTCTAACTTGAAGATGCTTAAAAACTTAAAGATAACATTTATTGGCGGTAGTGACACAGGCGTTACATTAAACTACGGCTACGATTATGACTTCGCTTACAAGAAACGAGCGTTTGTATTACCGGAACAGAACATCGCTGAATTTGGAATTGCAGAGTTTGGAGTGGGTGAATACAATCAAGGGATACTGGTTAACAGACCAAGTGTTAACGCTTCATCAGCCGGTGCAGTTGTACAGCTAGGTGTCGAAGTTAACATTGAAGGTAGTCCAATTTCTGTTCAACGAATAACAGCACAATCCGTATTAGGAAGGGTAGTATAATGGCTAATTACACTAAAACAACAAACTTCACAGCAAAAGATGCACTAACCTCTGGCGACCCTGCTAAGGTGATTAAGGGTGCTGAGTTTGACGTAGAGTTTAACAACTTATCAACAGCAGTTAACAGCAAAGCTAACACAAACAACGCTGTATTAACAGGTACAACGACAGCCGTTTCGGTAACTGTCTCTGGTACATTAGAAGCAGGTACTATTGACGGGGGTTCATACTAATGAGTTTACTTGGCGATTTATGGGATAGCATTACAGGTAATGTAGGTGCTATAGCAGCAGGCGCAACAGGCTTGGCAGCTACGAATGCCGCTATCAATCAAGGTAAAGGCGACTTACAAGCTATACAGAACGATTTAATGGCACGTTCAGGTGTTACAGGTGAACAGTCGTTAGCAAGTCAGATTGCAGATGGTACAACATTTAAACCATTCACTGTTACTTCTGGTGCAGGGACGGGTACGTTTGGTGACAAAGGGCTAACAATCTCACAAGACCCTAACCAACTAGCTCTACAGCAACAAGCTGCAGGTATGATGAGTGGTGTAGGTCAAGGCGTCTATGGCTTAGGCAATACAGGTGCTAACGCATTCCAACAGGCTCAACAGGCTATGAATGCTCGTAGCGGTATGGGTACTCAGCGTCTAGGTAGCCTGTACACTTCAGCAGGACAGCAACAAATAGCGGATGCACAATCACCTGCAGAGTTACAACGCTTACAAACAGCAATGACACAACAGGGCTTAACAGCTTCTGGACAGCCTTCTGCAGGCTTATTAGGCTTACAAGGTCTGACAGGTCAAGCAAACTTCGCAGGCAGCGGAGCAGACGTTACAGGCGCATTTAGCGGTATACAAGTACCGGGTGTTTCTGACGTTGCAGGCGGTATAGGCGCACAAGCTACACAGAACATGAACTTTGGTGCACAAGCGCCTAATGTTGCAGGGATGTTTAGTGGTGTTAGTGGTAGTCCTTTCCAGACAGGTGCTGCACAGGCTGTACAGAATCAAGCAATGGGTGGTGTTAACGAAGCAGGTCAATATGCCGATGTTAGTGGTGCTTTTGCAGGTGTTGCACCATCACAGTTTAGTGGTAATGCCGGACAGTTAGCAAGTCAAGCACTTGGTCAAGCTGATTTAGGTGCACAGGCTCAGAACGTACAAGGTGCATTTGCAGGTATTGATGCTC